AAAAATGAAATATAACAACTTTTTCAAAGTTCTGATGATATGCTTTTCCACTATCTGGAAATTTTCTACCTTGATTAATATCTTTAATACTATTTTCTATATTTGCACTATCAGTTGGTATAGCGCCATTCTTAAAAAATCTATTATAGATATTATTCATTAAATGAAAACCATCACCATTGATAGTATCATACATGCTAATTGCCACTTCACCAAAATCTACACGTGTGGGAATATGTACTCTTTTACCGTACCTATCTATTGGTACAGTAGAAGTAGAAATGTTAATCCCACCTACTGATTTTACGAATTTGTTGTTTGGAAGTGTCTGTCCTACTCCTCGGTTGACTTGGTGGAATTCAACATACCACATGTCTCCCAATTTTGGAGCGGATGTAATGGGTCCGACACCGTCGAACCCAAATCTTTTTCTGGCGTTACTGCTATCCTGGACTACAATATTGCCTGGTTTATTTTTACCGCCTTGTCTATCTGTAGCCATAATAGCCTACCTCAAGATTAACCAAGAATGCTTGAATTATTTGTAAATGTCGTATCAGGCATAATTTCAGTATCAGTGAACACAGCATTATCGTACTGTAATGTAAGTGCGATAGTTACTGGATCTGAAACTGAGTAATCTGACTGAGAATAATCTGCATTCTGAACAAAACAACCTTCTAGTTGCCATTGTTCGTTTGGATTGCCTGAGTTACCGTCAAGTATTTCAATTAATGTAGAAAACTTGTAGTTAGTACCTGCCGCTGGACCAGATTGATTTCTGTGGTTCAACTGTGACTGTACTTGTCTACCTACTAGTTTAGTTAAATTGTTTGCAATATCATCACGTAGAGTAATTGTGATAGGTTCCCATGTGTGTTTACCCATCATGTACATACGAGAGTTATATGAATCTACAGGAATTGATTCGTGTGTAATCTTTGGACGAGTTACGTTCATAACCTGTCTTGTGAATTCGGTTGTATTCGTAGTTACACCACCGAAGCCTGCTACTTGAACACGGAAACGATAGTTTAATTTAGGCTGTAGAATACCTGAGCCAGTTACGCCATCGCCACTGTCTGTAGGTACACCGAAAGTATTTAATGTTCTTGCCATGTTTTTGTCTCCTAAAAAGTTTCGAAACTTTACTTTATATAAGAGTATTTATCTAATATGAATATAATTAAAGTTGTAGTTAATAAAAACCCGACATAACTGCCGGGTTTTCATGATTTTTATTGGTTTATCTCAGCTTATGCTAGAGATTCGCCTGTATTTCTGATACGTAGTGGGATATAGATGAATTCTACAGCTTTCACTGGTTGAATTGCAACATCTACCCATAACTCATTCTTATCGATACGAGCCGGTGTATTGTTTGATTCATCACATACTACTAAGAAGTCATATAAACCTCTATTAGTAACTAATTCACCACAGAAACGTTCTACTGCATCACGCATGTTATCACGTGTGATTTTATCATTCTGTTCGAATAAGAAACCACGTGAAAGTTGATCCAATTGAAAACGCATGTAGTTAATAAGTCTTGCAACGTTAACACGGTCAAGTGCTGATGCAAATGCCTGTGTTGTTTTCTGCCCATAAACTACTAGACCTTGGTTTGGAAGGTCTGCGATTGGATTAACACGTGAAGTGTATAGTACGTCACGTTGCCCATTGCTTAAACGAACTTGTGCAAATTCGTTTTCATCGTTTACATAACCTACTTTACTTGCATTCGTTACAACACCACGTGTCAAGCCCGCTGGAGCAAACCATGGGAATGATACTTGGTCTGAGAATGCAATAGTACGCAATGCGATTGCTGATGATGGAATAACAACATCATTACCTGATAAGTCTGTTGAAAGACCATGTGGGTAATAAACTGCCGCATACGATTCTGCTGGAACATTGTCTGTTGCCCATGTTTTCAAAGATGTAGAATCTGATTTCAAGTCCATTGGTGTATCACCAATAACGAAAGCAACTTCTTTCTTATCTTTGTTTAGAGCAATCATTTCGTCCATTAACTCTGGGTATCCAGGAGATGCAATCAAGTTAAAGTAAACGCCTTCTGAACGAATACCATCGTTACCTGCAACTGCCGCCTGCATAGCTTCTACAACCATATGACGTTGTGCTGGTTTACCGAATTTGCCTGAACCATCTAGGTTAATACCTGATGCCCATTCCCACTTACCGTTAGTATATCTTTTAACATTGTAAGTAGAGTAATCCATGTTTACCATGTACATACCTTCTGGTGCTAATTCTGGATTAGTAGTCTTAGCATGTACTGTACGAGACATTACGTTGCCGTCTTCATCACGTGGAGGGAGGTCTGAATAATGTGAGAATATCACACCATTGCTAGATGATTGGTCAGCATTGTCTAGCTTGACCCATTCTGATCCACTCCAACGATAGATATGTGGATAAGGCATAGCATCACTATCAACCCATACATCACCAGTGTAAAGATTTGTTGTACCATCTTTACGTTTTGTTGGCATGCCTGAACGTAGTTGTAATTCATTGCCCATAACACCGTTAGTGTCTTCGGACCATGCATGTTGTTGCCATTTCTGAACACCACCGACATATGCGTTTTTAAGAATCTCTATTTTTAGGTCTGCGTCAAACCATAAAGTGCCTTCTGCTACTGCACCTTTTGGTGTTGAGTTTGATGCTTCGTATGATAAATCAGACCAAGCTGAATCTACTAAAGTTGATTCTGTAAAGCCCATAGCACCGAAGCCAGAAGTGAATACAATATTTAATTCTAATCCGTCTGATTTGGTCCATCTAACTTTGTCTGCACCTACTTTTTCAACTGAAACATTAGCTGTATTCAAAGCCGCACTATTTTGCATTTTAATTACAAGTGCGTCTAATGTTGTTGCTGTTTCATTGAATTGCGTTCCTTCTACTGTGAAGTTTGCAGTGATTGATGCTGTATCTGGAATTGCTCCAGATGTAATTGTTGTCGCAGTTTTACCTGTATTTCTACGTAACTCGACAAAACCTTTTGTATCGTTATGTCGTGCATATATATCGCCTGCATCAATTAATGTTGTGCCTGCTATATCATCTGATGTATATAATGGTGCTTGAACTGTAGTCCATAGACCAGATGTTGAACTGTAAACAGCCGCAGATAAATCCATACCTCCGCCTTGTTTTGTTTTTCTAATATAAATATTACCATTTGCAACTGGCGTTACGTTATCTGACTGGTGTGTTGGAGCAAATAGGGACCATTGAAAATCTGATCCGCCTACATCGCCTGCAACTACCCAAGATACGCCGACTTTTTCCCAAATTGTAATTTTAACTGTTGACGTAACTACTGCGATGTCGCCTGCTGAACCAAAAGTATTTGATGGTGCCGCAAAACCGTCTGCATTGATAGCCTCAACATTACCTGTTCCAGGTGCATCTGTCAATATTTTTGGTGCAACTGAATTCCATGTTGTACCGTCGTATTGAAAAATACCGAAATCAGATGATGCTGTGTCATGCCAATATGTTCCGTTTGTTATTGCGCCAGCTGGTTCTGTTGAAGTCGCTTCTAGTTGTGACATGTCTACGTCCGCACGTATTACATAGGCGTTATTTGAAACTCCTAAGTATTGATACGCCGCTAATAGGCCATATTCACTTGTCTCTGATCCTTGCACAACTGAACCACCAACTTCGTAGAACACTGGTTCGCCGAAAGTTTCAACTAATTCTCGTTGTGAAGAAACCAGATATGCAACACCGGCGTTAGCCTGTAGTGTTCCAGATGCGATTGCTGAACCAGATGCGTCTGTTTTGTTTGTTGCCGTAGCAACGACTAGTAGTGGAAGTGTACCTTGTGTAGCGGCCGCATATTGCGACTCATCACTAACAACAACTGACACGCCCGGTGATACTAATGTAGGCATTCTGTTTCTCCTTAATTATACTTAATTATATAAATTGCTTTATAGCAAAATTCTTTTATTGCTACAAGTATTTATCGAAAAATGCAAAAAAGTGGGTGTTTTTGAATTAACTACGTAGACAATACATCTGAAACTTGGCTATATAGATGTTCCAAGTCTTTTGAGTTGTCAAACTCTATGTCAAAGTCCCAGCCTGCCCAACTATACTCACTTTTATGTACATCTGGATATCTAGTCATTAAATCTATTTGATTTTTTGTGTTAGACCTAACAGCGTAATCCCACCATTGGGGTTTTTCTTTACGCCATACTACTGTAGTTTTACCGCCTAAACGTTTAATTACATCTAACTCATTATAAAATCTGCAATCAGAAATGACTACATTTTTATCTGTCAATTCTACTTGTCTTTCACAAGCCGCTACCCAAATATCTGGGTGAAAATGTGTTCTGAATACATCAGTGCCTACATGTTGTAAAGCCCATCTAGGTGTAAAGTTAGGAATACCTAATCTTTTTGCCCACCATTCATCTACTTGTTCTCTGAATACTCTACTCTCTGGTGTATTGCCTTCTAATAGAATTCTATCCCAACCAAATATATTTGCACATGCATCTTTTAGCACACCTGCAAAACTAATACGTTGAAACCCTTGTTCAATTAAATTACCTGCTACTGTATCTTTTCCATGTCCTATTAACCCACAAATGCCTATTATTTTCTTCATATAATCCTCAGTATTATGTTATACAGTATTATGGTAACTATTGCGCCTATTGATGCTGAAAACCAAAAGCCATAAGTTTGAACCAGTAACCCAAATATAACAAAAAACGAGAGACTTGTCAAGACAAAATATATAGTTTGTATAGAAAATTTTGAAAACGTTGCAGTATCAACGCCTCCGAACCACATAAAAATCATTGCCAGAAATGCAGTGAATGGTATGCCCATCAATAAAGCCGCCATAGTAACGCTACGATTAGCCATCATACTTACTGATGCAACAATTATACCAGATATTATAGCTTTTAAAATGAATTCCATACTTCTCTTAATCCTATCTTATCTATCTTAGTATTTACTAAGATATCATTTTCTTTTTCTTTATCTATAATTTGGTCGAGAGTGTATGAATGTGTAGTTGGTTGATTTATAAATTCTATTAATAATTGTAATTCTTCTTGTCCATCAAATGCATGTTTAAGTACATTAGATAGTTTAATCTTTAAACTACTTTCTAAATTTTTTAATGACATATGATCCGGGTAGTCCAACATATCAACATCAGGCATCTTTCCAAAATGACTGTATGAAAACTCTACTATATCCTTTAATAGGTGTATGTTAAAGACGTTTATCACAGTATGCATACCTAACGTCATATTATCTGATTTATGCTCTGTAAAGTGATTTATGGCGCTCTGAATAGTATCCCAGGTGTGCGGTGGTCTAAGCACTTCGTTTGCTTCACCTATTGCATCAATGCTAAAGACTACTTCTACTTCTTTTATTTTAGACCAAGCATCAAATATTTCCTGCTTTGGTATTATTGTACCATTAGTATTATAAAACAATCTTACGTTACTAGGAGCATCTGATTTGTTTATGATTTGATTTAAAAAGTTTGAATGCTTCTTATCCAATAATGGTTCGCCGCCAATAAATTTAACAAAATCTAGTTTAGACAAGTCAGTATTATAATGTTCTAAATCAAATGAATCTACAGATACATCAACCGACATACCTGGATTTTTTATTAATTTCCATTTACTACTAAAAGTATCATTGCACATTCTACAAGATAAATTACAATGTGTCGATAACGCAGTCTCTATATATCTTATCTTTGGCTCTTGTCCTATGAATTTATCGTACTGATTAAATTGTTGCCTGAATGATTGTGTATTATTATCTTCTGCACGCCAACACTTGTCACACATTGAAAGTTTTTCACCTTTCAACATTTTACTTCTTATATCATTGAAGAATTTAGAATTAAATGCGTTGTGCAACCCATCTTTTAATTTTGGGGCTTCGTCTATGTTTGGGATATTGCTTTCTTCTACAAAGCAACAAGGCAATACAGTACCATCTACCTTTAATCTCGCATGAGACCACAGTAAGGAACAAGCAGTTTTGGGTATATTATCCAATTACAAATCCAAGCGGAGAAGAACCATCTATGTAAGTTGATAGGTCTTGTTCCAACTTGTCAATTAAAACATCTGCCTCATTTTTCATTTCTGCACCATTAAGTGATACTCCACCTTGGGCGCCAGGTAATGAAGAAAATTTACTTCGTGCTTCGCCTAACATTTTTTTACAATATGCTAATGTATAATCTCTCATCCAAGATTTAAGATATGGGTCTACTAGAAGTTGTTCTTCTGGTCTTTCTAAATGGACATGCATAAGAACCATTTCGTCGGCTCTCATTCTACGTAATAGTTTTATTTTATTAGTTGTTGGATTCCAAATATATTGAATATCAGTTGCGGCAACTCTATTTAAAGATTCACGATATTGAGCAAATGCTTCAAACGTAGCAAGCCCACCTATATGATTGTTTAAGAAAAAATAAGAGTTGGCATATGCTAGTTCAAACGGATCCATATCTACACCGCCCGATATACCGTGACCAAATGAACGATGATGTATCTTCTTAACTTCAACAATTTCTGCCGGCAACGTGTATTCGTCTACATCTTTTTTCAATTCCATAGCATAGAAATCTTCTTCTACTGCATTTTCAGAACGTTGTCTTATTTTTGATAAAGCAACATCTACTGCTAAATCATAGTGGTCAGGATCAAGTTCGATATCGACCATGCCGTCACCTAGCAATAATCGTACTTCCTTAATTACATCGTTTCTAACTTTTGTGTTCTTAGCCATTGACTATACTCCAACTATATACAGTATTTATCATTTACTGGAGATATAAAAAAAGCCCATTAACGAATGGGCTCTTTTATTTACAATTTGTATAATATTATGTAGAATAACCTCGGTCTGTTGGGATATTTTCTAATATTTCATTCCTTGTAGCTTCTGCATATGTATGATTGAACCCGTCTTCATCCTTAACTGGTTCACCTGCACCTGAAACTCCTGAATCTGCAATTTCATAAGGTACATCAGTTTTAACTTCATATGTATATGATACATTATGTGTATCTTCCATCCATTGTCTAAAAGGAGTTGTATACGCCTGATAGTTATCGTAGTGTCTTGAATTAATAAATGT